GGCCAACAGAGCTTGGAACGGCTCGGACTGGACCCACCGACGGACCTCCGTCTGGCGATCCTCGAGCGTCGTGGCGACGTTGTCGTTGCCCGTCCTCCGAACCGGGAACTCGTCGCTGTCGTGGCTCGAGTAGTAGGTGAGGGCACTTGACAGCGCGTAGGCATTGAGGCCGCGATGGGCCGCCTCGATGCGGGCACGCTCGATGAGCTGCTCCGCGCGGCGATCGGAGATAGAGGGCAGGTCCCGGATGGTTTGCTGCATCTGGTCCCAGGTGACGCCGGCGTCGGCCCATTCGCGCAGCTCGTCGACCTGCTCCTGGAAGCGGGACGCCGCATTGAGCAACCAACCCTGGAACAGCTCAACCGTGGCACTTTTGGTGTGCCGCTTGCTGACCAGGTCAACCGGCCGCATCGCGACCATGCCATTCTTACAGATGAGGTCTAGAGTGCCGACGGATAGGCGCGTAGCAGTGCCGCCGTCGTAGCCGGTCGAGATCGACAGGCACGACGCAACTGACGTGCCCACGTTGAGCGTGCTCGCGGTCACGTTGCCGTACTCGAGAGCCTCCTTGAAGGCCTTGATCGTGTATTCCCTCTTTACGAATGCGCCGCCGTTCGAGGTGCGGTCTTTGATCTCGGTGCTGGCGATCTGCTCCGGCGTGAACACCGAGCGCATCGCGGTCTCCGCGGCGGCCACCAGGTTGCGCATTTGGACGACCTCATAGCGATTTGAGACAACGCCAAGCGGGATCGCTTCGCCATCACGTGCGGCGAAAGTGCCGACCAGTCCACTGATGGGGATCCGTCGGCCGTCATTGCCGACGCCTTCGATCGGGCGCGTGACGACCGGCGCCAGGATCGGCGACGCGGCGTGGCTCGCGAAAGCCTCCGGCGGGGCAAAATTGTCATTCGTGCGAATGTGGGTCATGGTTACTGCTCCTGACCAATGTGGGCGACCCGTCATTTCAGCGTGGGGACAGCCCGGTTTCGGGGCGGGCCGGCCGGAGCTGCAACTCGGGCCGGCCCTTGCGTGTCTCTCGACACATGTGCATAATTGCATGTGGCCATAAAAAATGCAAATACATATGCATTTTATTCTAGGTCATAAACAGCAACTGGTTTGAGGGAGGACTCAAAAATGCCGATTAAAAACCTATCCGGTTTAATCGAAAAGGTCAGACGGATGAAAGAGAGATTCGGTCGCCGCCAACGCGTTATGAAGATCCGTGGCCGCGAATACGATGAGGTACTCTCTCACGCTATCTGGGTCTATCGCCGACCATTATGTCGCTCGATGACACGGGCAATATTGACCTTGACCAACCACGACATGGGAACCGGCATTGGCCAGACGCTGTGGAAATGGCGCGATGCCAGCGTAACTAGCACCAGTGTGAGCCGCGTTGTGGTCGATCTGCTTATGGAATATCCAACGGTAACAATCAGTCAGATCGAGGCGCAGTGTCGCGCCGAGGCGATCTCGGTGACACGGACAACCGTCACGAAGATAATGACACATGCCGTCGAGCTTAAAATTTTGGAAATTGCCGGGGGCAAGGGCGGGCGCGACGGCAAGGAATATGCCATGACTACGCTGGCGCGCGAGGAACTGATAGACAGGATGACCCTAAAATATACTGAACCTGACGTTTTGGATTTTGCACGAAATGTGATGATGATCCATAGGATGCGGCAGACATATGAAATCGCGTCGAAGGAACGTGAAAGCAACCCCAATCCAATGGATAACGAAGCCTCAATATTTGCGATGGCTTTGGCCGGTGATTTTGATGAAGAGGAATGACACAATTTGTGTCATTTGCTCCCATTTCGCGGGCGCTAGATAACTTTTCGCGGGCACTAGCTCTCACAAAAAGTTAGCTAGATAACTTTTAAAGTTAGCTAGATTTCGCCCAAAGTTATTCGCGGTATGCTAAGATCGTCGTCTTATGAAAACCGCAGAGACCTTGCTAGTATTTGACGATCGCGCCGACGACGACCGCCGAGATCTCGACGCTCTGCTCTCCGAGATCCTCGAGCGGCATCGGCGCATAAATGGCGTTAGTGCTCTCGGGGTGGAGGGCGTATCCGCCAGCCGGCGTGCGCTCCAAGCGCTTACACGTCGCTTCGAACTCCGGGCCCGATCCCGATCGGTGCGCGATCACGTATCGGCCGACCGGGACGTCGTCGATCTCCGGGTCGTGGCGCCGGCAGAGGAGGATAGTCCCCCCCGGGAAACGACGGTCCATACTGTCGCCGCGGACCTCTAAACCGAAGACGTCTTCCGCGAACATTTTGTTGGGATAGCTGATGAGTCGCCACTCATCCTGGGGCCAGGCAACGGCCTCCTGAAACACACCGGCCTCGACGGCGGAGATGACGGTCAGCGGCGTGGGCCCACCCATATATTTCACGTCTCGCAGCGTCGGTGGGGAGGCGGTGTGCAGGGCGATCGCGTCAAAGCCGTCGTCGGTGCAGGCGGCGAGCATCTTTTCAATCTCGACGAACCGCTCAAGCGGAAGCTCAATCGCCAGCTCCGACAGCTCACTGGTCTCGTATCGGTCTAGCATCTCACGCTGCCCGTCATGCAACTGATTGTGGGCCCAATCCAATTGGGACTGGACAATCGCGCGGAGTGTTGACGCCTTCAACTTCGTCGAAGGCTGACTGTCCGACATAAACCGGGTGAGTGTGGATGGCGACACGCCGGCCTCCTTGGCCAGCCGACTGTATGATTTGTCGGTGAGTGTTCGCAGTATTATCAGAGCGCCCCTGAGCTGCGAAATTTTCTCATCTTCCCCTTTGTCCATATGCATTTATACCCGTGCATACGCATCCTCGCAAGCACATATGCGTACCATCAAATGCAAATAAGTTTGCATTATATATGGCGAATGTGATAAGTTGTGATTTATGGACAACACGGAACAAATGATGAGCGCCGTCTCCACGTTCGAGGAGATCGCCGACCGGGCTGCGGCCATTGGCCTGTCTCTAGCACAACTCTGTCGTGAGGCCGAGGTCAGCGAGAGCACCATTCAGCGCTGGCGACGCGGCGATACGGATCCTTTCCGGACCGTCCGCCGAATTGACGATGTTTTGCGCCGGCACGAGGATCAGGCAGCGTGATAGTGATGGGCATCGATCCTGGAATCACCGGCGCTGTCGCCCTCGTTGGCGACGGTCACCTGGCGGTCGAGGACATCCCGACAATGGGTGATGGAAAGCGTCGCATTATTAATGCCACTGGTTTGGCCGACCTCGTTCGCCGTTGGGAACCGACAGTCGCCATCCTGGAGCGCGTCCATGCGATGCCAAAGCAAGGCGTCTCGAGCTCGTTCCGTTTCGGCCAGGCCCTCGGCACGATCGAGGGTGTGCTCGCCGCCCTTATTATAAGTAGCCGATATGTCACGCCGGCCGGTTGGAAGCGACACTACCGCCTCCCGGCCGAAAAGGACGCGGCTCGACTGGCTGCAATTCAGCGCTATCCGCATATCGCGGATCGGCTTGCTCGTAAAAAAGACCACAACCGGGCCGAGGCGCTTCTGATCGCGCATTGGGGCAGGGAGGCAGTATGACTATGATGGAGCACAAACACCGCTTCGATATCCTCCGCCTGGCCGAGGCCGCGGTCACCGACCGCGAAAAGCAATACAGCTCGCCAGACGTCAATTACGACCGGGTCGCCAGGATCGTGACGGTCATCCTCGAAGAGAAGCTGCGGCTCGGGGTGGAGCTATCGCCGGCCGACATGATTATGATCAACCTAGCGATCAAGCTGTCGCGGCTGATCGAAACACCCGATCATCGGGATACGCAGGTCGACATCGCCGGCTATGCCTCACTGATGAGTGAGGTCGTCTGATGATGGACCTCAAAATCTGGTTGAAGGGCGCGAAGGCCGGCGACTCAACGATCTATTTCAGCGGGTATCTGGCCGCGCAGAGCCTGCGCCATCCGGACCGGGCCAACGCGTTGGCCGCTCAGAGCATGGCCCGTGACGGCCTGGTCTACCTGACGCAGCGCCGGCGTGCCGGCAAGAAAATGGGTTTCGATTATATTGTTACCAAGGCAACAGCGGCCAGTTCTGACCGCACCTGGACCAAACCGCCGGCTACAGAATACGCCTCCCGGAAACGTATCGAGGAGGGTTGGTGATGATTGAGCTGATGCCTCATCAGGAGGACGGCGCACGGTGGATTTCCTCGAGCAGCCGCGATCTCCTGCTCCACTGGGACCAGGGTGTTGGCAAGACTTACGCGGCCGTCGCAGGCTGCGACCAGGTCAGTGCCAGTAACATCCTCGTCATTTGCCCGGCCGTTGCCCGGCGCAACTGGGCGCGCGAGGTTGCGGTCTGCCAGACGATGGACCGGACGATCGTGGTCATCGAGAGCCAGACCGACCTTCCGGCCAACCCGGACGGTGTCATTATAATATCGTATGATCTGGCGGTTCGTCTGGCCGAGCCACTGTCCCGCTGTTACTGGGACATGCTGGTCATCGATGAGCTTCAGTTCCTGAAAAACCCGTCGGCCAAGAGAACCAAGGCGGTTTTCGGGAGGGGCAAGAACCTGGGCATCGCCGGCGGCGCCGAGCGGATCCTGGCCCTCTCCGGTACGCCGGCGCCCAATCATATCGGTGAGCTGTACCCGTGGCTGTCTGGTATCGGCTATATAAATGGAGACTACACCGGATTTCTGCGTCGGCACTGCCTGCTCCAGGACACGCCCTGGGGAATAAAGGTCACCGGAAATCAACGCGACGAAGTGAGTGCGCTGATGCGCCGCGTCGCGCCATCAATTTCACGCATCCGCAAGGCCGACGTCCTGACGGACCTGCCTCCGGTGCGCTTCTCCTCGATTGAGGTCCCCGGCGACCATACGGCCGAGCAGGTGCGAGACCTAGAGGCCGAGTACCGGACCGAGATCAACCAGCTCATCCAGTCGATCGAGGGCAAGGCGCTGCCGCCGTCGGATCACATGACGACGCTGCGCCGGCTGACAGAAATGGCAAAGGCTGGCGACTGCATCGCGATGCTCCGCCAGGAGCTGGGCGATGGCGCGATTGACAAGGTCGTCGTCTTCGCGACACACCGCGACGTGATCTCTGCTCTGGCGGAGGGCCTCGATACGTTTGGCGTCGAGGTGCTGCACGGTGCGGTCGCCGCGGCCAGGCGTCAGGACGCGATTGACAATTTTCAGGCCGGAACGGCCCGGGTGTTCGTAGGGCAAACCGTGGCAGCATCTACGGCTATCACATTGCATGCCGACGGCGCCTGCCAGGATGTTGTTTTTGTTTCGGCCGACTGGGTGCCGGCTAACAACGCTCAGGCCGTGGCGCGCGTTCATCGCAAGGGGCAGACCAATGCCGTGACGGCGCGGTTTTTGCATTTGTCCAACTCTGTCGACGAGGCCGTGACGCGTGCCCTGTGGCGGAAAACACGGATGCTGGCCGAGGTATTTGGCGATGAGGGGGAACATTATGCCGCTTGATTCCAACAATTGTGACGATGTGACGGCTGTGACGGCACATTCCACCCTTATGGGGGGAAGTATTGCCGAGCGCCGGATGAACTGCACCGCGAGTTATCGCCTGGAAAGCCAGCATCCCGAGCCGCCGTCGTCGATCTATGCGGCGCAAGGCACGATGCTTCACTCGGTGATCGAGCAGTATCTCGACGGCAAACCGATGCCCGAGCTGTACGGCTACGAGGAAGAGGGCTGCGTCTTCGACGGCGACCTGGAGGAAGAGTTGATCCAGCCAGCGCTGGACTGTTTGCGGAGCCTGCAGATCGCACTGGAGATAGATGACCTCGAATTCTTGACCGAGGCCCGGGTCGCATTCCAGGACTTCGATGCTTTTGGCACTGTTGATCTGATGGGCACGACGTCTCATTACACGATCATCCTGGACTGGAAATTTGGCCGCGGCGTCAAAGCAGGGCCGGGAGCGCTACGCTACCAGCTTCCCTTCTACGCGGCAGCGGCACGCAATACGCCGGAAGTGTCGGACATGTTCGCGGACGACAAGCAGATCGTCCTGGCTGTCGTGCAGCCGGCCATGCGCCAACCTTTGACCTACAAGATAGTCTCCCACGACGATCTCGACGCATTCGAGTCGAGGGTCCGGGCGACCATCTCGGCGATCGGTGCCGACCTGGAGGAGGATCCAGTGTCCGGCAAGTGGTGTCGGTGGTGCCGGGCGGCAGCGGTATGTCCGGCCAGGACGGGTGCCGCCTCGGCGATCGTATCTGACAACATCGAGGCGGAGACGCTCGATGCCGATGAGATCGGATACTACTTGGGTGTTGCCTCGGAGCTGGAAGACTGGATCCGCGCGATCCGCAGCCATGCGCACCGCACATTGGATGCTGGCGACAAGGTGACCGGCTACAAGCTGGTGCAGCGACGAAAGACACGACGCTGGTCCGACCAGGAGGGCGCAGAGCGTTTCCTGCGGTCGCATGGCGTCAACGAGATTTTTGAAGATCCAAAACTGGTTTCGCCCGCGAGGGCAGAAAAACTGCTGAAGGGCGCCGCCGATAGCGACGACCTGGGGCAGTTCATTACGTCGACCTCAACGGGGTCGACGATTGCACCGCAGGACGATCCCCGTCCTGCGATAGAACAGTCGAAAGGACTAAACGACAATGACTGATATCTCAGTTATCGAACAAAACCGCGCAGCCCTGTCTGTTTTTGAGGAGGAAGCCGCGGGTTTCGCCAGCGGCCACCAGTACCTCAAATACACCAAGGGTGACTGGTCCTACGGGTCCAACGAGACCGAGGTCACGCCGGACATCGAGATGGCCGTCAACATGAACGCTTACGCCAAGGGTTGGATTTGCTGGAAAGAAGGCAAGGCCGTTGACGAGCAGATGGCCCCCATCGTATCGGGCCGGAAGATCGAGCAGTCGGCACTGGCCAACCACGGGCCATATGCAAAAGGCGACGGCTGGAGCGCGCAACACTCGATTGCCCTGAAGGCCATCGAGGAGGGCGTCGAGCTTAAATACTCGAGCAGCACGAAGGGCGGTATCAGCGCTCTGAAGGGTCTGGCCGCAGCGTATGTGACGCAGGTCAAGTCAGGGTCTAGCGACCTGGTGCCGATCGTCAGTCTATCGACGGACAGCTACAAGCACACCAATTTCGGCAAGATCCACACCCCGGTGATCGCCATCCTCGGCTGGACCAATGATGAGGCCCTCGCGAGTGGTGATGTTGATCTGGGTCAAGCGGAGGATGACACGCCGCCGTTTGAGCTGGAGCAGCCCGAGGTCGCGGAACCAGCGCGTAAACGTCGGCGCCGGACCTCGGAGGCCCTTCCACAATAGCCTGGCAGCTCTCACAGAGGACCGGGATGGCGTGGCGCGGCAACGCCGCGTCATCCCGCCGACACTGACATGGACGACCACGAGATTGCAATCGCAACGATTGCGGCCGCGCTTGGCGGCGCCCGGCAGGAAGGTGACGGGTGGGTAGCATTCTGTCCGGTCCACGAGACGGACGGGGAGCATAACCCGAGCCTGATCCTGTCTGCCGGCCGCAGCCGCCCTGTCGTCGCGCACTGCCGATCTGGTTGCGATCAGAATGACGTCAGCACCGCAGTGGACGCGGTGATCGCCCGGCTGGGAGAGGATGAGGCCTTCGCCGTGAACCCGGCGCAGCCCAGGACCTCTCGCGCGGGACCCACTAAGCACCGACGCGTCCTCGAGGCGGGTGCGCCCGTCGCTGCATACGAGTTCGTAGAGGCCGACGGCACGTATGTGGTGACGAAGATCCGCTACGAGGCGGACCTCGATGGTAAAATTGAAAAGACTTTTCTATTCTGGGATCGCGCCTGGGCCGGTTCGCAGCCGAGATTCGGCATGCCGTCCGGTGTCGATATCCCCCTATACAATATGCCGGCCATCTCTGCCCTCGATGCGGACGATATTGTTGTCGTCGCCGAAGGCGAGAAGGACGCAAATGCGCTGATCGGCATCGGCCTGGCCGCCACCTCGACGCACAACGGTGTGACGACGTGGCGCCGGCACCAGATCGAAGCGCTGCGCGGCCGGAATGTTGCGATCGTGCCCGACCTGGACGACGCCGGAGACGGATACGCGGCCATGCTCCAGGGTCTTCTTGCCGGCGTAGCGTCCAGCGTCCGGATCATAACATTGCCTGACCTGGCGCCGGGCGGCGACGCATCTGACTGGGTTGCCGGTGGCGGCAATTATGACGCCTTCTGGGATTTTTATGACGCCGCTGCGGATGTCGGGGAGGGTCCCAACCCTGGATGGCGCGCGGGTCTGGCCGTGACCCAGGATGGCACGGTCCGCCAGAACGATGCCAATCTGATGACGATGTTGGAACAGGCGCCCGAGTTTTTCGGCGGGCTACGGTTCAACGAGTTTTCCAACACAATCGAATTATGGGCCGACGGCTGGGATGCCGGCGGCGATCTGCCACGATCGTGGAATGATGCGGATGAGAGTGCGCTGCTGCGCTGGGCGCAGGCCGACGTCTTCCCCAGTATGGCGCGAAATAAGATAGTGCCGGCGGTGCAATACACCGCAATGCAGCGTGCCTACGATCCGCTGCAGGATTACCTGGACGGGCTGGTCTGGGACGAGGAGGAGCGTCTCGACTGGTGGCTGACCGACTACATGGGTGCTACCGGCAACGCGGAATATATAAAGGCGATCGGGCGCATGTGGCTGATCTCGGCTGTCGCTCGGGCCTACGATCCGGGGTGCCAGGCGGACCATATGCTGGTGCTGGAGGGCGCGCAGGGTCTTTATAAATCGTCTGCGCTTCGGGCCCTGGTGCCGTTTGAGGACTGGTTCAGCGACGACATTAGCTCGATGCGTGGTGATAAGGACGACAAGCTCGCCTTGCACGGCCGGTGGATCATCGAGGTGAAGGAGTTGGAGGCGCTCCGCAAGGCCGAGATCGGGTCCATCAAGAGTTTCATCGATACGCGGATCGACAAGATCCGGGTGCCGTATGGCCGGAGCGTGCAGTCGTTTTATCGCCGCTGCGTCCTGGCCGGCACATACAATCCGACGGGCCACGGCTATCTCAAGGACGCCAGTGGCGGCCGCCGCTTCTGGCCGGTGACGGTTTCACAACTGGCCGATGTTGAAGGGCTGACGTCAATCCGCGACCAGCTATGGGCGGAGGCGGTGCGGTGTTACCAGGGCGGCGAGCCCTGGTGGACCCACGACCATGTGCTGCAGCAGCTCATCGAGGCCGAGCAGGAGGATCGCTACCAGGCGGATCCACTGGAGGATCTCATCCACAGTTATATCGAGAGCGAGTGCATCGCGGACGACAGTGCCGGCCCACAGAACATCAAGCGGGCCTGGATGGCTCGAAAGACACCGCTCGAGACCTTCTTTACCCACAATTTCTGTGAAGATGTGCTCTTGCGGAGCGTTGAAAATGTGCCCCGCATCAGCCTCAATATCATCGGCCAGTCGATGACCCGGTTGGGCTGGAAGAAAGGCAAGTACCACAACCCGCGGACCCAGAGATCGCACCAGGGTTGGCGGCGTCCGGACGATCAGAACCAACCTCCCACTCCGCCAAAACCAAAGTGGGAGGTGCCCGTTCTCGACGCGACTGACGAGCTGGTCGATATCCCGTTTGGGCCTTTTGCGGCAGTGGAAGCGCTCAAAACCTCCCAGTCTGGCGATAAGTGGGAGGCCAAGGGGGAGGTCGATGGGGAGGTGGTAAGTGCCGGCGGCACAAGTGAAAAAGCACAAACCTCCCACTCCTCCCACTTAACTTCTTTAGGAGATCATACAATAGTTACGAATACCCCTATAGGGGTAGTGGTAAAAGTCTTCGACACTGAGTGGGAGGTCGGCCTGAAGGCGGCGCGTGAGGCGGTTGCCGCTGCGCTCGCCGACGGTGCGGTCGGGTTCGACCTGGAGACCGTCGGCCTCTTTCCCGGCGGCGAAAACAGGGTCCGCCTGATGCAAATCTGGCGCGACAATCACGAGCTGATCATCGATCTCGATGGCTGCGGCGGTCTTGCCCCGTTTGGCGATCTTCTCGCCGACGGTGAGCTGATCACATTTAACGGCTTATTCGAGATGCGGTGGCTGGCCGATGCCGGCATCGATGTGGTCGTCGACGATCTGGCATTGATTTGGTCGGCAATCTATGGCGGCCCGTCGAGCCTGGCGTCAGTAGTCAAGGCGACCATCGGCGTCGAGATGGACAAGGCGCTGCAGAAATCCGACTGGTCCGGTGATTTGACGCAGGCGCAGCTCACCTATGCGCTCGACGATGCGCGCTACACACTCATGGCCTGGCGGCACCTCACCAAGATCATGAGCGAGGGTCAGATCCGCGGCTATGATCTTTTCCGCAATGCTCTGCGACCGACGCTCCGGATGATGATGGCCGGTGTTGCGATCGATCTCGATGCACACAAGGCCTTTATAAAACACCATGGGCACCGGGTTGATTGGGCTGACGGCTGGCTGGAGCGGCACGTTGAGGATGTTTCGAACTGGTCGAGCGGTCCGCAGGTATCGGCCTGGCTGGACCGGGTCCTGCCCGCGGCGGTCAAGGCCTCCTGGCCCAGGACGGACAAGACAAACACGCTCAAGACCGGCGCCGAGGCCTATAAAACTGGCGCGTCCAAGGTCGATCGCAATCTGCGGCGGATCTTCTGGGCGCTTCAGATCCGCGCCGCGTCGGGCAAGCTCGTCTCAACCTATGGCGATAGCCTTTTGTCCCATGTCGAGGATGGCCGGCTGTACGGACAGTTTTCCATTGGCCGTGCCATTACCGGCCGGATGACTAGCAGCAAACCGAACCTGCAGAACATGCCGGGCCGCGGTTCACTCGGTAAAGCGTTCCGCCGCCTGTTTACCGCACCGCCTGGCCGCTGCCTTGTCGTGGCCGACTACTCTCAGATTGAGGTGCGGGTTGGCGGTATTCTCGCCGACGAGCCTGTCCTGGAAGAAATGTTTGCCCGCGGCCACGACGTGCATTCCGCGACCGCAGCGGCGTCGCTTGGCCTCGATTATGAAGATGTTATTGATTCGAAAAGAAAGCCCCTGGCGAAATATGCTGAAGCACGGGCGGCCGCCAAGGCGATCACGTTCGGCATGCAGTACGGCATGGGCGATCGCACCCTGGCCGGACAACTGGGCATAACGGTCCCGGAGGCACGCAAACGTATTGCCGAATGGGAAGAGACCTTCCCGAGGGTTGCGGCCTGGCGTATCGAGAGCGCCAGGACGAGCCGGCGGGCGAAGGGCTTTGTTTTGCACTCGGGCCGGACGATCACCCTCGACTACAAGCCAAGTCCCCAGGCTGGCTACAACTATCCGGTCCAGGGCGCGGCGGGCGATGTGATCTATGCCGCACTGGCTGAGATCGATACCGCCCTGGAGGGGCTCGACGCAGAGCCAATCCTGGTCGTACACGACGAGATCGTCCTGGAGTGTTCCGAGGCCGATGCCGAGGCTGCCAAGGAACGACTGGAAGCGGCCATGGTTCGGGGCTTCCTGGAGATCTTTCCGGACGGAGAGACGCGGGGCCTGGTCGGATCCAAGATCAGTAGGATCTGGGAAAAATGACCGAACGCAACAACAAAGACACGGTCCTCGAGGAGACCATGCGCGCCGGCGTTTATCGGCGCCGGCGGGTGGATCTCCTGGAGACCTGGCTACGCAAGGGTGTCGTCGATGACGCCCAGTATGCCGCCGGCAGCGTTTTCCGCAGCTATTTTGAGCGGTCCCGGATGCGTGACCGTTATAGCTCGATGCGGATGGAGCGGTCTGGTCTCGATTCCGCCCAGGCGCCGGATGTCGAAGGCTACATCGAGGCGCGTGACGAGGTGCGTGGGGTCATGGCGCTACTGGGTTCCAGCATGGGCCCAGTGGTCTGGGACATCTGCGGCAATGGCATCAGTCTGCGGCAGCATGTCGACCATGTCGCCGGGCGCAGCGTGCCGGAGGCCAAGGGGCGCCTCATATCGGGCCTCGATCTTATGGCGCGTCATTGGGACCTGGGTAATGGGTAAGCGCAGCGATTTTGAGAAGCGGGAGCGCGACTTCTATCCGACGCCGGAGGCCGCGGTCGGTCCACTGATCGATCATATCGACGATGTTTGCGTGTTTGATGAGCCGTGTGCCGGCGCCGGTGACCTGACGCGTCACCTCGTATCGCGTGGCCTGTCGGTCGGTCGGCAGTCCGACGTTGAGCCTCGAGGATTCGGTGTTGAATGTATTGATGCAATGGATCTGGCCGACTGTGCGGGAGATGTGTTCATTACAAACCCGCCCTGGTCACGCCATCTAATGCACCCAATTTTAGCGCACCTTATATCGCTTGCCCCGACCTGGGCCCTGATCGATGCGGACTGGGCCCACACCAAACAAGCGGGGCCGTTCATGGATTGCTGCGATCTTGTGCTCTCGATCGGCCGGCTTCGCTGGATCCCCGGATCCCCATACACCGGCAAGGATAACTGTGCCTGGTATCGGTTCTCTCCGGGAGAGAGTTCGACCGTCTTTTATGGGCAGCCAATCAAACAATGGGCGCGTTTAACAGAAAGGAAACTTTCCCGGCCGCGCGTCCAGCCGGAGCGTGTTCCCCCGCGCTCCGGCACCATCTATCCGACGCAATTGTCTTTGTTCTGCGGTGCTCGCAATGAATAAGCAGCCGCTCAAATTTGGCGAGGAACGGAGCCTCGGTCTGGTGCATCTGCCCATGAAGCTCGCGGAGGCGCAGGCATTCACCGCGGAGCACCATCGTCATACGCCGCCGCTGAAGCGGCACATGTTCACCATTGCCGCCTACGAGCTTACGGAGACGGGGATCTGTATCCGTCGTGAACTGCGGGGAGTTGCGACCGTCGAGAGGTGCAGCAGCGCCTGGTCGAAATGCCCGGACCGACTGGAGGTCCGCCGCCTGTGTGTGACACCTGATGCGCCTAAAAACACATGCTCTTTTCTGTTGGGAAAATGCAAGCAGGCGGTTTTCGGGATGGGCTATAAAATCCTGGTCACCTATACGCAGCCTCACGAATCCGGCGCCAGTCTGAAGGCTGCGGGGTTCCGGGTTACGAAGCGGGCCGCGATTTGGAACTACGAGGACGGATCGATTGGGGGCGGCCTGTTGACATGGGTCGCTAAGGAGGGGCGGCAACCGGACAAGGAAGACCGCGATTTCACGAACGATGTTCTGGAAGAGCTTCAATCGTTTGTTAACTGACGGGGCTGCCACATAATGGGCCTGGATGATCGAATTGGATTTTAAAAATTTGATTCGATGGGACTGAAACGTGGGGGGCTAGCACAAAATGGGGTTGATAGGGCGGACGGGATTTCAGAAATTTGATTCTACGGGAGTGAAAGGGGAATAAAATGGTTGGTGGCGCAAAATGGATTGTCGGGTTTGACCCGTTTTCCGAGAATGAGCAGGGTTATGTGATTCACCGGCAGGCACCGGCGTTTATGGCGAAGTGGGGCATCGAGAGCGAAGACATGGCGATACTTGACGACCTCGTCTATACCGACGCGAAGGAGCCGGATGCCATCGCGGTGCATGGTTTCGAATGGGTTGATGAGCCACCTTCTGAGGAGCTGTTCCGAAGGACCATGGCCGAGGCGACTCGGGCTATCGAGGAGTTCATCCTGGTTATCGACGGTATCGTCGAGGATGAGCGTGAAAATCAAGGGTAAACACAATATGTAGTATATTCTGTTGACTGTGTAACAATATGTGGTAGGTTTTTCCCAGGTTGGGATTTTTGGGTGTCCCAGCCGCCTCCCTTAACCTTCGATGGCCCGGCGTTCCTCCCCTTGCGCCGGGCCATTTCTATTTGAGGATTCTAATGCCCCGAGTTGCAGGCAAGAAGTACAGCTATGATAGGGCGGGCCGCGAGGCAGCCGCCCGTGCGCGCAAGCGCCGGAAGTCGTCTGCCAGGATCAAGACGGTGGATGCCAAAAGGGGCCGCCGCCTCAAGTCCAAGAAGAAGCGCGCATGACAACGAAGCGGCCGCGCGGCCGGCCGGTAAAATACAAGCAGGCCTTCGCCGATCGGGTTGAGGACTTCGCCCTGGTCGGCATGACGGACGACGAGA